GGAACAGTACATGGGGATACCGACCGACGTCTCAGCGACGAGCGGGATCCAGCGACACCCCGCGCTCACGATTCTAACCTCAGAAGCGTGAGTCGACAGGAACGTCGCCCAGGTCGAATTATAACCTGTCATGGTGGCGGGAATCACGACTGAAGACGTAGCACTGTTCGTCTCGTCGTGGGACCATTTGCTCTTGTCCGGCATGAAATTAAAGCAAAACGCCACGGTGTTTGAAGCCGTGGTGACGTTCGCGATATAATTCGCGCGGTAACAAACCGAATTCCCACCTTTACCGTCGGGCCACCTGGCCCCAATCGAATGCTCACAAAACGGGTCGAGAGTCCCACAAACCTTGCTGTGGTGCGATTTCATCTCAACCGCCTTAGAGGGTTGTTTGACTATCATTCCCGTTGTCACCTTTCTGTTCGGTAACTTGTACTTCGCATCCGACGGCATGCTCATGTTCGGAGTCTTTGACGAACTGGCCGCCGCTTGCCCCGCCGCGTTCTGACGGGGTCTTCTCGCCTGTTTGTTGTTGTTGTTGTTGTTGTTTCTCCTTCTTCGATTGCTCTTGTTCTTGGCCATCGAATAGATACTCTTTGAATCCCGGCCGGAGATACAGGATTCTGTCCATCAGTCCCGGAAAGGACGGATGTTCACCATATTCGCGGACGAACGCTTCGAACCGGACACGAACCTCGTCAGTCGCGTAAAGGAGGTTTGCGACTCCTTTCACGATCCTGACTCCGATCGGTTTCATACCGTATTCGAAGAGGTGGCTACAAAACTCCACCACTCCGTCCAACTCCTCCTTGTAGTCCCTCAACGGGAACCCAAGGTGGGCGTACGCCGACTCCGTTCGATCCGAGTGGACCTCGCGGCAGTCATCCCCGGCTGCACGAACCGGGCCGCTGGTCCCCAAGTAGGCTTGAACCGCGAACGCTCGCCGGGCTCTCGTCTTCGTGTTGTGGTTAGACGTCACGCGACGACCGGTTTTCTGCGTTCCGGGGTTCACCTGGGACCAGACGACTCCGTCTGAAAACACCAAAAGGCTTCTCGAGGCGAGGATACCACGTTGCACCCAAGCCCTCGTTTGGTCAGCCAACCGACCAAAACCATACTGAAACATGGAGAGTTCGCAGTCGAGGACCTCTTCCAACTCCGTGCGAGTGACGTCGAATTTCGGAACGTCACTGTCAGCCGTACGGTACGACTGAAACGGATCTAGGAAGCTGTCGACATCCTCGACTTCGAACCCGATGCCGATGCACGAATAATGTTGACCCCAGGTGACTTTCAACGCCTCATCAGCAGGGTCGATGAAACACCTCTCAACAATTTCGTCCAAGACGCTCGGCACCAAGATTACTCTCGTGTTCTTCTTCTTCTTCTTGACCTCGTTCTTCAAAAGAACGAGAACAGGATCCGAGAAACCATCTTTGACGATGTCCGCGGGGGTGAGTTCCGAAGCTCTGATATAGTGAAGAAAGAGACAACGGGCAGCCACCACGGAGTAGACCTCAGGGAAATGGGTCTTGCAAAACTCGAACTTGTCGCACCCCGTCAAAACGGCTGGATAACCGGGGTTTGCGTCAGGAACTACCGCACACACCGCCTGGTAGACTTCGATTGGCGATGGGTAGCGCTTGCCCTCAAGCAACCAGCGGGGGGGACGAGCAGGGGGTTGCTGTTGGATCATCACAGCTTGCCCGGAAACCATCATGTCGATGGAATGCGGCTCGTCGAGGATTCGTTGATGTTTGTACAAATCACACACCGCGCGGCGCTCTTCAGGCGCCCCTCGCAGAGGGAACTCGAATTCGTCGAGCTCCGGTACGAGGGCAACGGCGGCGGCCCAATCCCAGGGCGGCGGTCGTTGTGTATTCGGTCCTTTAGGCTCAAGGACCTTAGCCAGGTAGTTAAACTCTGGCGTCGCGCCCGACAAACGTTCACTCATGAACGTTCTGCCGGGGGCGATGATCGTTTGATCTCGGAAGAAGGCCCGAGCGATCTCTCGGACCCTTCCTGAAAATCCTGCAGCTTCAGGAGTTCCAGTTCGGCTTCCACAACTCGCGCCTGCAAGTCGCAGATTTCCGCTTCCCTCTGATTCAGAATCTTCTGAACCCGAGCAACCTCTGTTTGCCACTTCAGCTTCTTCTCCTCATTGGTCTTGATCCAATGGGCTTTGGCCTGAAGCAACTTCAATCTCTTTCGCAGAAGCTGGTTTACGTGGGTCGGCACGGGCCACTTCTGTTTCTCTGCGTCCGTCAACGACACAACCATGTCGAGGCGAACACCGCTCTTCTCAATGGCCAGGATCGCCTGGTGGATCTCCTCCGCCTCTGCGTCCCGCCTGAGTTCAGTGATTTGCGCCTTCTTGACGTGAAGTAGGGTGTCCCTGAGGGCGGGGGTCACTTCGACCACCTCCTCCTCATCTTGGACTTTCTTCCCCTTCTTCTTAAGCTTGTCGCGAGCTCGGTATTCATCGAGTTCCCGACGCTCGGCTTGCGAAAGAGTCGACCTCCCCGACACTGATGTCAGGTTGTCGTCGACGTCTTCCTCCTCGGCATCCCCCTCCTCCACCTCCGCTTTCTTATTCGGCTTCTTGGTCATCATATAAGCCTTATATCTAAGCATCTTTCGGTGGCGTCTGGCTGGAGCCTGGAGCGCGTATTCATGGAAGTCTTTCCTTCCGCGGCTACGAGTAGTAGGTTCGGGGTTTGGATTGGGGTCCTGTCTTCCTCGCATGAAGACGGAAACGGACATGCCCAACGCATGGTCGTAATCCCACGCGTCCTCATCCCCATCCACCTGGACAACGAAGTCGTCCTCCGGCGGATAGAGTTGGTCGAGCTCCTCCTGTTCCCTCTCATCCTCC